TGTCCCAAGGCTTGCATGGCGAACTGTTGCCTGTTTCTACGCAACTGTTCCGCTTGTAAGCCAGTGAAGTAGGCTTCCTCGGCTGCACTCGACGGACTGTACGCCATGCCCCTTGCCGTCGCCCCTTGCCGGTAGCCCTGCTGGACTTCCCTGCGTAGCGAAGGATCAAGGGTTGCCCCTGCCGTAAGTTCCCCCTCTGCCTGCTGCATCAGCAGATCACTGATAGCTTTCTTGCGTGGGTCAGCCCCAAGCAATGCTGCGGTGGCGCGTCCGCCCAGTGCCTCCACATCAGCAAGGTCTGCACCGCGCTGGGTGCTTGAAATCTGCTGCTCCGCAGCAGCCAATCGTGGCATAACTTCGCCTTCGTACAGGGACAGTAGTCCCTCTGTTCCGTCTCCTCCCAACAGGGCACGGCGAAGGGTCTGCAAGCCAAGCGTTGTGTAAGCTGGCTGGCCGTATTCCTCGCTGGATTCTGCCGAGTAAAGGTCTGGTGCGAGGTCTATCTGTGCTTGGAGATTTGCTTTTGTCTCGGAAGCGTAATCTCGAGGGGCCGGAGCTTCAATCGTTGTTCCCATGTTTTACCTTTTGTTCAAGTTTGTCCCATTCATAAACGTGTAAATCTTTCCTCTTCCGCCTGTGCCAAGAAACGTATGGCAATTTCTTCGGGGCCAATTCCATCAACCTCTTCATCGGGTTCCTGCCTGACGCGAGGTGTACATGGTAGCAGTTTTCCTTTACGTCCCCGTCGTACAGGAATCCGTCGTCCACTAGGCAGGCTTTCGCCAGCACGAACTCTGTCGGGGAACTCCAGACAAAGCCGTCGTCGAAGAATCTCGCCAACAATTCTTCGAAGGCGATTTCTCCCCCGTGCTCCATGTGCCATTTCTTCGCTTCCTGCCACGGCTTCATCTTCAAACATATTGTCCTACCGCGTAGAGAACACGGTCAGCCACCGTGTCACCCGTGCTGCTGCTGCGCCTCGCGTATAAGTCCACGGTGATTGAAGTGGTTGTGTGTGAAGTCGGGACGCCTTCAGCAATATAGGTCACTTGAGTGTCGTTATCATTTCCGGGCATAGACCAATCACCGTCGTTGTTCACCCAAGACATTGAATCTGTGCTGATCTTTGGGGTGAATGTCCCGATTGACTCCCCTGTTGCAATCTGGGTTGAGAAGACAATCTTGACCCACTGCCAAGTCTTCTCGCTGGGCAAAGTCAGAGTAACCGAACCAACATCCGTATCAGAGGTGGTCAACGTGGTGCTGGTCGGCGTCCCCTGTGCGGAGACAAAAGCCAAGGTTGATGCTGTTTCTGCCCCCCACTCCGGGGCCGTCGCTCCGCTGTCCATCTTCAGCACCTCGCCAGCAGCCCCTTTAGCCAAGAGCGTTGGCGCACCGGAAGCTCCGAAGTAAAGCACATCACCCTCTGTCCCGGCGGCGATCATCGCCAATGTCACCTTGTCCTCGCCAATCGAAACTGCGCCAGCATTGTCCATCGTGCAGTCGCCGGACATGGTAACTGACGTTGCGACATTGGAGCCGTTGCCCACCAATAGATTACCGCCTGTCAATGCGGCTAACTTTGAGTAGTCAATAGCTGCGGTGGCGGAAACCTTGGCATTGGTTATTGAACCGTCATCAAGTGAAAGCGTACCCACCGCGCCAGCTATTTCCACGGTTGGCGTGCCGAGGCTATTAAGATTGCTGGGCGTGATGGGGGTGGTGTCCGAAAATGTGAACCCTCTAGTAACTGTTCCGGTGACTGCCATAATTCCTCCTTATGCTTTAATGGTTAAAGTGTCTCCCCTCCCGGTTCCTTCCATCGAAACCTTCTTCAAGGCCAAACGACCCTGCGAATTGCTTATCTCTATTTGACCGTATCTCCCCTGCCTTGGATTCAACGCAAACGGTTCCAGCGATTCCTGCATTCGTAGCGGGACAATTCCATTGGTTTCCGTTTGCGTTGGTTGCACTGTCTGCAGCTCTGCGCTCGACCCGTCTTCCAAGAGAACTGCATCCCCACCTTCCAATGCCAGAAATGATGTCGGTATTGAGGCGACTGAATAGTCCTCCCGATAAGGGGTGGCATGGTCGTCATTGACGTTCTCGATGTCGTAAGGCGCAGCATCAAAAGGACGGTAGTAATCAGTGCGGCTCTTGGTGCGGTCAGTCACCAGTGTCTGCTCCTCCAATGCCCCGTCCATGATGAGCTTGGCAGTAAACTTGGGGAACCATGTTGCGACAGATACGCGGGCTGTGTTGAACCAATTATGGTCAAGGGATGGCGGGGCATATCCACGGGTCGTCAGGACGGAGGTGATCTCCTCTCGGCCAAGATTGTCGTCATTGGAAGTGTCACGGATTTGGTCGCCATGATCGTGCTCCTCGATGAGGTTAACGAAGCCGTCGCCGCCCCAGTAAAAGAGCCGGTTCTCCTGCTGAACTGTCGCCGTGAAGAACTCCCTGATGCGGATTGCCTCGCCATCGTCATAGCCCGACCATTGGCCGTTAATGAAATCGTAAATCAGCAAGGCATTGCATTCGCCTGTGCTGGTGAGGTCGAGCAATGGCAGTGCGACGTACAGCTTATTGTCCCAGGAAGCGAGCCGCACCTTGTCCTCATGGCGTGGGTCAACCAAATCAATAATGGACTGCACTGACTCAGAGAGGGGAATATCAACTGATTGAGTCTTGCCCTCCTCGGTCTGCTTCATCGAGACAATGCCGCGTTTGCTGGAATAAAAGTAAACATCGGCCCCCACCATCACGGCGGCTCTTGGGCCAGCCATGCCGTACCCGTTAATCAAGTTCTCCAGCGAAATTGACGCAGAGAAGTTTGTGTTGCTGTCAACAATGAAGCCGGTGAGCATGTAAACCGCATTATCCTTAAAACAGATCAGCCTGTTTTGGTCGAAAGGCAGCAGGTCAACCAACTCACCTGAATCGCCTTGGTTGATCCGAAGGTTTTGATCGAAGTACGTTGCCTTCGTGGAAAGAAGGTCGGAGACAATCACATAATCCTTCTTGTTGGCAAGCGTCCGGGCAGTAGTGTCATAGGTGGTCGGCACTGCGATGCGATTGGCAATACTCACGCCACTCTCGGCGTTGGGCATCACGGTGCCTACAGCCGCCCATTTTGCAGAGTAGGTCAATGGGTCTTCCCCGGCGGAAGGAACACTGCTGTCATCTGCTTGATAGTAGTCAAAGTTCGTGGTGGCTTTAATGGTGCCCGTGGCTGGGGTGGTTGGGGTGGTAGTCACCTCATAGGTGAAGTTGTCGTCGTCCACTTTCGTAATCGCTGCGCGGACATTGTAATCCGTTTCCACTGCACCAGAGATAGTGATGTCCTGTCCCGTGACGTAGCCGTGGCTGGAGAGGGCGGCAGTGACAGTTGTGCCGCTTCGTGCAAGCGTCACGGTCTTGAATGGCCCATAGGCAACCTTGTCCCCGGCAACATAAGTTGCGCTGCTATCCCATGCACTGATTTGGTCGACGAAGCCATCGTCAACATCAGTCATCTCAAGTGGCTTAAAACTTTTACCGCGATACATCACCAAGGCATTGAATGCCTGCACAAAATTGACCTGCCCCGTGATGGTGCAGCCGTCTTGCAGGGTTAACTCAACGGGGGTGTTTCCCTCCTTTGCGTAGTAGACCTTGTTATCAGCGGCAATGATGACGTACTCCAATGAGTTGGGGTCACGAAAAACTCCAATGCCATGAACCTCACCCCACGGGTTGATCTCATGCTGTGCCTCGGCTGGCTTGACGTTGTTTAGCCAACCAAGTTTGGCAACGCCCTTGCGGGTTTCAGCCACGCCATTACGGAACCGTATGTTCCGCGCAGAAGCAGCAACGCCCTGCGGTAAGCTGGCGGGGTCGAGTCTGGTGTTTACTCCAGACCACCCCATATCCCCGTCAGCTATGATCCCTTGGCTCCTTGGCATAATTATTCTTCAGGGTCAGGCAGACTGCCTGCCAACCATCCGGCAGGGAGCTTAACCACGTTCTTGCTGCGTTCCCATGAGGAACCGTTCCAGTAGAACACATGACCTTTTACGTCTTCTCCTAATTTCACAAGCCCATCACTTTCCGGCACGAACACTAGCTTTCTGCCAGTCACGCACCCGCTTATTCCAGCGATCACGAACAGTAGCAGGCACAGCCGGAGCCACTGTTGCGGTAATCGGGCCGCTGGTTTGCTTAACAACTTGGGCAATGATTTCATAAAGTACCTTGATAATGATTGCCCACATCAACCGTCCTTTTTAATGTTCATTCGGGCACCCGTGTATCCCATAGCAACTAGTGCGCTGGAAATGAGTGCCGTTATTTTCATGCCTGTGCTTCCCTCGGAAAACACATCGCTGGCTACTACCGCACCAATTACCATTGCGGCTACCGAAAGCCATAGCTCACTTGTTTTCCATCCGGGTTTTACTGTCTCAGTCTTTTTCATTTTTTAATCTTATTATCTTTAATATCACATAGCACAAACTCGCCAAGGAGATTAAAACCTTTACGACAACATCAATCGTCATTAGGTGATTGCCAATGCCAGCAGCGGCGACAATCCCTGTTTTAAGATCATCGAGGTTGATCATTCTCCTCCTCCTCCTTTGTCTTCGGCCATTCCTGCTTCACCGCAATAAGCGCATCAACATCAGCAACAGCATTGATGGCAGTCTCCAATTCGTTGGAATAGGCACGGGTAGCTGCTCGAAATTCCGAGATGTCCTCGGGGATCACCGCCCCTGAGTCCGCCTTGCGTATCACCAGCCAATCCGTGGGAGCCAGACGACCTGCGGCAGTCTTCTTGACCCCGGCAATGTCTCTCGCCTTCACCTTATCCAAGTCCATCGGCTTTACCGTCCAGTCACCGCGTCGTCCCGTGATACGGTGGTACCGCTCGTTAACCTTTGGGTAATCGTCGTTGACCCACTCCAGCCCGATGGTCTTGCGGTCATCCTCGCTGGCGTGAATGATCCAATTACGGGGATATTGTAGCCCGTCCTTCTTGAAGGCTCGGTTGAGTGGTTGCTCGGTGTCGGTGTCTTTCCAGATGTATGGCATAATTGTTACCTCGCGTTTGCGTATTTAAATGGGTTCTCGGCTACGGCATAGAAGATGAATTTATCCCCATCTGTATCATTTCCTCCGTCCTCATCCTCACGGTACTTAAAGCCGTTCGATAATATATCTATAGTCTCGTTGGAGTCTTCGGCGTTGCTGAGATTGGGATACAGAAGCGGACTATCTATGTTATAAGTTCCACGGGCTGTATCGAACATAATCCAGTTCTGGTCACCGCCATCATACCGTTTGCAGATGATAAAAGCTGGGCGAAACCCGCAGTAGATAAACGGGCCATTATCTAAGTCGTTAGCTGTGTAGCTCCCTACTTTCGAGTAGCCCTCGACGCTACGGAATAAATACGCTTGGTAATCATATGTGTCGTAGTTGAGGTATCCGCTCACATCAAGAGTGGTAGCTCCATTGGGTGGGTTCTGGAAATAATACCCATCGTCTGTGTCTTGAGCGTAATTTTCACTCATTAATAGGTAATTGCCCGCCTCCAAATCTTTATGCCAAACAAGCGTGGCCGCATTCATATCATACCCAGACAAATCACTTGCCCATATCATCTCAGGTGCCACCCCTAATGAGTGCGGTATTGATACATCATCATCTCCATCGCCATCTCCGCTCCATTTAACAACCGAGACTCCAGCAGCAGCGTTGTACTCTTCTGTGCCAGTGCCGCCAGTGCTTCCCAGCTTCCACGCCCAGCCAACGTATGATGCAGCAGTATCAGCAGAACCACTGAAGTCGGTATCGACATTGAAATTGGTTTCGGGGGCGTCTACGGTGAAGCCTTTAGCCGCACCACTGGTGTATGCAAAGCTGCTAATGCCGTCTTTTGGGCTAATGAGGGCGTTGCTTGAACGAGACGCGCTCTCATCTGCATCGGATGAAGGATCGAGTGCGTATCCCGGCCCCTGAATTATATCAAACAACCAGTGGCCGTAGCTGTCGTAGTAGGTACTTGAATATCCCGCCCAATTCTCCCTGTCCTTTACCCAGACAATGCCGGGGTTGAAGCCAATGTCTATGTTCTGCTCCTCTGTTCCTGCGGAATTATCAAAGTCATAGGTTCCGTCCCATGTTGCTACGGCAAAGGACTTCTCACTGCTGATTGCATTGTTCACGCCGGGGGCGGGTAGGTTGGCGGTGCAGAGGGCTAGGAAGCCTGCTGGAACGTCGCTGTGGAATTGTCCAATACTATTATCGTCTGCATTGGTGGCTACAGTCTCGGTATTATTAAATGTCGAGTCCTGACCGAAGTTCCAAGTACAGGCATCACGGTAACTTTGCCCGAAGAACCAAGTGCCGCTAACAACAGTGGTGCCGCCAGAGCTACCGGGAGTTCCGCTCCAAGTTCCATTCTTACCAAACCAAACCTTCTTGGTTCCCGAGTCCAAATCCAAAGCAATGTTCATCACATCGCCAGCCGAGAACGCACCGAATGAATGGTCCACACCGCTGTAATCAGTGTAAACATACCCGTCAGTTATATAAACCGCATGGCTAATGCCGCCATCTGAGCCTCCCAGATAAGTTCCGTTAATAACAAATGAATCCTCGCGCCCAATTCCTGCAAACTGATCTCCGGTTTCATCAAACCTCACTTCTGCATACCACTTCCCTGAAGAAACCCCGATGGTACTTGGGATTTTGTTATCTCGATAACCACTGCTGACAGTGAGGTTCCCCTCGGAGAATGTAGTGCTAACGCTTTCCACTATATCCCCAATAGGATTCATTGTGGCGAAATTGTTGTTGGGCGAATCCGCCATCTGGTCGTGGCTGCCCAGATTGGTTGCCGTGAAGTCGTTGGAACCCGCTGCGTCTGCGCCCAAGTCTGCACTGTCGGAGAAATCCAGATGGAACCCATTGTCGCCGTAGCTGCCAGTGTATGCCTTGGGAACTAATTGGCCGTTTGAATCTGTCTCGGCAAAGTCAGAGGCTGCTTTTGCTTGGCCGTCGATGAAGTGGACATCGGCTAGGTAGCCACCGTAGTTGGCTGTCGAACTACTCGCCTGCGCTCCAAATTCATGTACCTCATCAGAGGTATTGACTGTGCCGCTAGTGGTAACGCTGGCTCTGTTGTCAGTTGAGAAGGACGTTACTTGTGAGCCGTTAACCCAGAGCTTAACTTTATCCGTACCCGATTCAGCCGTGGAGAAGGCTAGAACAATGTGATACCAACTGCCAACATCTCTAAACACTTGTGTGGTTGTAAATGGGGCAATGTCATTATTGTCGAGGAATGCCAATTGGTCAGCCGTACTAAAATAAAGGGGACTAGCATCAGAGCCGCCAGAGATTGGGCCAACATGAAACAGCATTTGTTCCGCTCCCAGCTTCGCTCTCTTTGTCCAAAGGCTGACTGTCCAAGTGTTCTCGTTGGTGGAGGTGCCGAAGGTGCGATTGATATAGTTATGGGTGCCGCCGTCAAACCTGCAACTGTAGTTAACCCCAGCAGCGTCTGCTGACCTCATCAATAACGGATTGGGGGCACCGATGCTCATTATTCAGATGGCTCTCTCTTTATCTGGAAGGACAGGAGCTTATGAACCGGGGCTGACTTCTTGCCCTCGATTTCCCGATCCATACTCTCTTTCCACTTCTTGTCCTCCACCGCCCTCTCAGCTATCGCCAAGCACCACTCCTCGTCGATGTCCTCAAAGGAAACCCAGTCCTCGTCGGTAGGACTAGGCAGGTGTATCTCGGCATCACGGTAGGCACTTGAGCCATCTTCTGATCTGGCGTTAAGGCCAACGATAAGGCTAGTCACCACGTTTTTTCTCCCGTCGCCATCCTCAGGGATAACGCGAGCCTCTAGTCGAGTGAATGTGTATTGCATGATTATGATATATTACTTGGTATCTGGAATTAACTTGGCAGTGATGCGGGTCGTGCTCTCAACGTAGTAAACGAGAAGGTCAACGGCACTAGCGGCTGTCGAGAGGGTGGGTGCTGTGCCGCCCTCAAACATCCACTTATCGCCGTAAGCAAGTGTCCTGCTCCCGGTGCCATCCTGAGTGAGTGTGACTACCCCGCTTTGACCGGGAACAAGAGTGGAGCTGGGGTTAGCTAGGGTACGATTACCCGCTAACGTGACGGAATAGTTGTCGGCATCATCAAAGTCAGGAGTGATTGTGGCTCCATCAGTTAATGCGGTGACCTCGCCGTTGCTGGCTGCTGTGGCTGTGACGCGACCATCAAATCTAGCCACGCCTCCTGAAACGTGTAGTTTTTCAGCGGGAGCACTTGTTCCAATTCCAACATCACCCATCGGAACCAAGAGGCCATAATTGTTTGTGCCGCCCGAAGCTGAGAAGTAGCCGCCGATGTTTGTGGTTGCGCTGGTGGATTGGCAGTTGCCAATGACGGCATAGTTTTCTCCGCTGCCACCGCCGGTTGGGATAGTCCCATCAATTGCAACCCCGTTGGCAGCCGTATTCTCGGCATATAATCTGCGTCCAGAAATGGGATCGGCACCTATGCCGACGTAACCATCGGAGTAGGTTAACTCTGCGTCACCGTCAAGAGCCGATGTGCCGTTCCAGAGTGCGACCTGATTGTCTGTGCCTGTTCCGGTGACTGTGCCGTTGTTGTCAGCAGCAACCGTTACTACCCCATCCGACGTTGATGTAGTGGTAATCCCTGTACCGGCAGCAATGGTAATTGTATCCCCGTGATTTACTGTTGTCGGTACAGTGTCCGTGGTTCCGTTTAGCGTAAAAGTCGTAAGCTGATTGGTGTTGGTGTCCGCTGAACTAAATTCAATCGTGTCATCTGCCCCACCCGTAATGGTCATGCCGCCAGCGGCAGTAAAGGCGATGGTGTCTGTTGTTGTGTCCGCCCCTTGGCTGGTTGTGCCCGTAGGAACAGTAATGGTTGACCATGCGTTCTGGTTGGCTTCGCCGCCAGCCGCTTCAATGGTGATGTCGCTTGCATTCTCGGTGGGCGTGGTGTTGTCGCCCTGCTTCAACTTCTTGAACTCAAGGTCAACTCCGGTCTTCTGCTTGAAAAAGCCATACTCAGTCCCGGCGTCACTGCCAACATTGCTGCCTGTGTTTGCCTCGCCTCCCGATGACCCCGGAGCTTCTGCCCAGACTGCGTTGCCGCTTCCGTCGCGGGTAAGGACGTAATTGGTTGTCGCGCCACTGCTTTGGGTCAGGGCATCAATGGCTGCTTGGACTGTGCTTTGTCCTGTGCCGCCTTGGGCGACTGAAAGGTCGGTAGTTAACCCCGAGAGACTTGTGATGTCGGAGTTGGCTCCCTTACCAGCAAATACATCATCAACACTGAACTCCGTGCCAGCAAGAGTCAGGTTGGTTCCAGCCGTGTAAGTCGTGTCGGTATCACCCACGGCATCGACATAAGCCTTGATGGACTCGGAGGTCGCTAGCGTGGTGGCACTGGCACCACTCATGGTATCGCTATCCAGTACCGCTGACCCGCTGACGCCTGTGTTAATTACGGGGCTAGTTAAGGTCTTGTTGGTTAGAACTTGCGTGCCCGTGAGGGTTGTCACGGTTGAATCAATGGCGGCAGTAACGGTGTTGCTCGTTGCGGAGGTGTCGATGCCGGTTCCGCCAGCGAGTGTTAGTGTCTCTGAATCAAGGTCAATGGCAATGGTGCCGCTGTCGGACGTAACATCCAAGTCCTCGGCAGTTAACTGTGTATCAACGTAATCCTTGACCGCTGCGCTCGTAGGGAAACTAGTGTCGTTATCGTTGCTGCCAATACCTTCAGCCTCCAGCACCACGGCAGTCGCTGCCATGTCCGCCACGGCAACCTCGGAAATAAGATCATCCACCGTGACTTTCTTGGTGGTGCCGCTTGACGCCATAGTGGTGTCCGACAGGTCAACCACCGCCAAGACATCCGTCGATGCGGGTGTCTCGCTTAAAGCCGTTAATTCAGTAATCTTGGTATCAGCCATGACTCACCCTCCCTCGCTAAACTGTTATCGGTTGTAGGCAATAACTTCCCCGGCACTTAACGTGATGGTGGTGAACTGCCCGTAAATTGATTCGCCGGATTTAAGCAGCGTAGGTGCGCCAGTGATGTTGCCGGTCAATGTCGTGAAGGCAGTGAGGTCACTTGTGCTGGTAATCATGTAAAAGTCACCCGTTGTTACGCTGGTGTCAGAGATTACCTCGCCTCCCTTGTTGCCAAGGTCATGTTGTTTAATGTTTACATTCATAGTTTTAATAGGTTGATACGTTTACTCTCTCCACCTGCCCCTGCTGTCGCAGGAGTTTGTCTGCCTCTATGGCAATGACTGCCTCGGCATCAGAATCAGCCTGTGCTGCCAGTTCGTTATTGCCTGTAGCTCGCAGGTAATCGGCGTAAGCACCCCGGATCAGGTAGTTCTGGAAAATGTAGGGAACATCCACGATGTCCCATGAAGCCGCCGTGGTTGTGGGGCTTTCCCCTGCCAGTGTAGAGGTGTTGGCGTCATAAAATTGTCCGCCGAAATATATCTGGTCGCCGCTGGCATAGGCTGTTGAGGAACTGAAGTTGTCACCCGTAAGTTCCGGCCTGCGCTTGCGGAACTTCAGCCATACCTTGTTCACGTTATCCAGCACCTGGACACCTGTGCCGGAGAGGAGATAGTTGTACTCCTTGTTGGCCGTGAGGTTGCGCGGGTCTTTCTTGAAGACGCCAAGTGCCTCGGCAATGGCTGTCTCACCGGACTGGGCGTAGGCTATGTAGCGGTCAAAGGGAACTAGTTCCGTCCAGTAAGAACTTGATTGCGGTGTGATGCTACCGCTTGATGTATGAGAAGCATAACACCAGTAATATTTGTCATCGACATCGTATCTAGACTTATCTCCAGCGACGTAGGCTGTGCCAGTGACCCAATCGTTTCCACTTGGAGCCTCACTAGACTCCCCCCACTTGGTGTTGTCTGTCGGTAGGTTCCCGGTATTGGAACCAACCGTGGCGAAGTAATACTTGTCCTCCGGTACATAATAAGCCTCCGTGCCTGCGGCATACGTTGTTGAACTATCCCATAAGGCACGGAACGTCCGCTTGTCGTACCCCAATGTGTCCGGCCAGTAGCCGGTTTCCCAAGCCAAAGCCAGGCGTCCGTCTGCCAAGTCCCTGATCCGGGCAAATTCACTTGTAGACAGGTTATCCCTGTCGAGTCCTGCGAGTTGGGCTACACCCTGCAAGACCCTCGCAAATGTAAGTTTCCTCATTTATAGACCTTTACCTTGCGCCCTGTTCTGGTTGGGATGAAATCGTTGTCGCCAGTGAACCCCACCATGATCTTGCCGCTTCTGGTCTTTACACGGCATTCCGGGTTGTCCCGAAGGAAATCCTTCTTGAACTTCTTGTCGTTCCAGCATTCCTTCCCCTCACGGTTGCTCCAGTAAACCTTGGACATCGTGGGAACACGCATCTTCAGTTCACCAAGTCCCTCGCAATAGCGGTATTCCTTGGAGTTGCTGTCTATCGCAATCTGCTTGGCTTGCGCCGTCGCGTCCTGCACCTGATCAAACACTCTCTGCCGGAGGATTTCTGTCACATTGCGACGTTGTCCATCCGGCAAAGAGTTGATTGCTTCTTCAAGCATATTAGCTACCCAAGTCGAACTTGCCGTGCGCCAATGGGTTGTGGACGATCAATGCCGCCACAGCCTCAATCATGCGGATTGGGCCACCACCTGCGTCTGGGAGTTCCTTCACTTCAGGTAGTTTCCCGTAGCGAAGCTCGATGCCGCTCATGTCCAGGACATGACCGTCAGTCACTGCTGGCATGTAGTTACTTGCCACCAGATCAACGGTGCCAAAGTCGCCAACGAACTGGTCGAGGGCGAACGTCACGGACTTGCCTTTAGCTGGCGAGAACGTGCGGATTTGCGTGGCTGGCGTGGAGGTTGTTGAACCTTCAGATGCCGTGCGGATACCAGTAAGGCGATCCGTCAAGCCGCGCTTGAGCGTGGAACCACAGGGCATCATGAAGTTCTTCATGCTACCTGTTTCACTCCAGATGCTTTTTAGCACGTTCTGGACAGTTGTGTCCGTAATGTTGGCAGTCGTTGCCGTGGTTTCGATACTTGCGGTTGGCGTGCGGAACGCAGCCGGAACCTGCAAGACAGACCCACCAGCGGTGCTAATCCATGTTGCCAAGCCTTTAGTCAGGTAAGCTGTGGAGCTACCTGCATCAAGCTGTGCGTCATTGGCTGACAAGCATGTCAGTTCCATATCGCGCTTTAGCTCGACCAATTTCTTGGCGATGCCAGCGGAAAGCTCATCCTTCAGCCCCGCAACATTGGAAATTTCCAATGCCAACGGAGACACACGGATGGTGCGCCGGAAGATTTGCACATAGTTCTGGAGTATCGCACGGTTAACACCCGGATTCTCGTAGGATGAAACATCTGTGCCATCCACGGTTCCTGTACTGACGGCTGCCGCGTAGGCATCCCCAGCCCAGCTCATCAATGTGTTACCCGGTTTACTCCCCTTTTTTGCTGTGGATACCAATGGTGTATCATGGGCATCTACTAGGCTTATTAGGTCTGCGAGGTCTTCTCGCTTACCGACTTGATCAATCTCAAATAATTGAGCCATTCTGTTCTACTCCTTTCTGCTGCTATAACTTTTCTTGTGCAGCAAACACTTTCGTTAATTCTTCTATTCCCGATGAATTACGAAACTCCTCCATCGCGGCGGCTGAACGGGCTGCTGTCGGGTCTACCGGCGCAGGTGCTGCGGCTGGGGCTGTCGGTTGGTCTGGTGCCTTGGGCACCGCCTTCTTCTGCTCCGGCTTTTTCCCCTTGCTCATGCGTAATGCCTGACCTGCCATTGCGTCCCCAATTATCAATTTGTAATTAGGCTCGTTTTGCACGCCGGGAAACTGGCGCATCGCCAACTTCGCATTCTGGTAGTCGCTTGATGCTTTATCCTTCCACCACGGGTAGGCTTCCAGCACCTCCGGTTCCAGTGAGTCGCGTTTCTGGATGAACTCTACCTGAGCAGGGATATGCTCCCTGAGTGCACGGTTCGTCCAGCGGCGTAGGTTCTGCGAGCCTTCCTCGTCCAGTTCCTGATCCCCCTCCTTTGTGGTAAGGACTCCCCCCATCGGGTTATCCTCTGTCCACTCAAGTTGATCGAGGGCACCGCGCTTTAACTTCGCCAACTCCTCCAGCGTGGTAATGCCGGAAAACGGGTTTGACCCCGTGGGCTGTGGCGCGAAAGCCCCTGCGCGGGCTTCCTCCAGTTCAGCGTTTAACGCAGCGACTTCCCCAGCGTGGGCTTCCTCCTGCTCCTTGCGCTTTCGGACTTCCTTGCCGATGCGCTTGTTAAACTTTTCCTGTTGTTCAGGAGTTAACTCAGCAGTCGATTCAGCCTCCGCTTCTGTCGTTTCTTCTTCTTGGGAAAGAACGTCTTCACCCTCCTCCTTTTCCTCGACATCCGCCGGGGGGCCATCAGGTGATTCACTCTCCTCCTTTAGTTCTTCCGGTTGAGGTTCCGGCTCGTCGTCGCCTGCGAGGCTTTCCTTTAGCAATTCAGCCAAGGCTATCTCGTCCATTGGTTCCAACGGTTCCACGGTTTTTACAGGGCTTTCCGTTTGCCCCTCGTTTGTGTCTGCCATGCGGTTTTAGGGAGCCTGCAAGTTGCTCCGGTTAATCAGCGTTTAATCATTCAAGGCAACGAGTTACGCAGAAACTGCTGCCGTTAATAATTAGATGAATTTGAAGGGCACAAAAAAACGCCCCGCTTCCCAGCGGGGCGTAGTTGGGTTCAGTTGGGACTACTTGGACTCTATTTCCTGTTCAGGATTGCCTGTTCTCGCAGGAAATTAAGGTGGCTCCTGAACTCTGCAAGGGATGCAGCTTTGCCTGCCTGATACTGGCGTTGTTCATTGGTCAGGTCAGCCGCCAGTGCCGTGTCGCACTCCACCTCCTGTATGAAGGCAAGTTGCTTTAGCACTTCATCCCAAAGTTCATTGCGTCCCTCCCATTGGAAGGCAGTCCAGTTCACTTCGTCGCTCATCCCATTGACATTGGCTTGGTGCCGATGCGTCCCACCTGCTTGTTCTGTTGTTGCATGATTCCCATTTGAAGATTTTGCTGATAGCGTTTCATTAGCTCGCCAAACATCTCGTCTGCCTGCAAGGCTTCACCTACCTTGGGGTTATTGGTGGCTATCTCCTGCGCCATCTTGAGCTTGGTGCTTGCCGCTGGATCGTTGCTGGCATCTGCGTAACTGGCTTCAAAGCCAAGGAGCATCTGGGCGATGTCCCGTTTCACATCGTTATACATCTTCTGCGATGCCGCTGCCTCGTCCACCAGCAGTTCATCGGCTGATTCAGGGGCTACGGCCCGTAACGCCTTGTCCACCAGCTTTACACGGTCTATCCGTCCGGCTGCGTCAAGGGTTCCAGCGATGGTTGCGATAGCGTCGAGCTTCTGCTTCACCAGGTCACTGTCCAGTTCCGCTACGTTAAACTTCAGGATGAAGTCAAACTGGTGGGCATCATGGCTGATTGCCTGTGCCGCTTGTGCGCTCGTTACCCGCACCAGTTCGTCCAGTGAATAGTACTGGATGCACAAGCGGAACACCTGACGGTACACCTCTGTCCATCCCCTTAACCACTGGTTCACCATGCGTTGCTGCTTCATCTGGGTAACAGCAGGCGGGATGCCCTTGTTGGGGCGTCCAAAGTATTCGTCCGCCTGCAAGCCTACCGCTTCTATCAGGCCAAAGGCAGTCGTGGGGGGACGACTGGGTGGTTGCAGGAACTGGTAGTCTCCGGGCTTCGTCACGGGCAACTGTACCGCTGGGCCAATCTTGTTACTCATGCCCAGACGTTTGCTCACCTGTATGGGTGGGAGTGTCTCAAAGCTCGTTGAGTCAAATACACTGTCCCGTTGTGCCTTGAGTTCCTGCTGCCATGTCTTGGCAATCTCGGATACACCACGCGACTCAGTGATGCGCCTTGCCACATGTTCACGCTTGAACAGGACGAAGGGGTACTGGTTGTGCGCGTAATCCAGCATCTCATGCTTGGCGTACCCGTCATCACCAGACAACGTGGGGCACATGATGGTGTACCAGATTCCGGGGACTCCATCGGAGTCGAGTTGACGTGTGTATGCCCATACTATCTCCACCAGGTTATCCCTGCGCTCCACGGAGTTGCTGGAGAGTGCGCTGACGGCTTGGCTGATGTCATTGTAGCTGATTGATTTACCCTTGGTCTTTAGTGCGGCTTCCACGAACTTGGTGTCCCAGCCTTCGTCTGTCACCTTGCTCCGTAGCTCCACTTCGGTCAGGAAATGGCGACGGTAAATCACCCGTGCTTTCTGTAGGTCGATTGTTTCGGGTGGGAACAGGATGTCGTCATAAGGTTTTAAGGCGACAATGGATGCCTGGTTGGAGCATAGGTAGGGGACAGGGAAGGTTGTTCGCCCTGTCTCACGCAGTTCCTTCACCAGTTTACGGGCGGGACGTTTCTTTAACCCCGGCACATTGTCTATCAGGATGTCCGCTACGTCACTTTCACGGGCAGGTTCATTAATCATTCCGGGTAATGACGCCAGTAATGTCTCCGGGCCAGCCTGCTGGGACATGGCAACCACGTCTTCCATCGTGAACTCCTGTGTCTTCAGGGCACTCTGCTGATCCCAACCGACAAAGGCTGCTGACCAGCCGTAGCCCACCATGTATTGCGCGAGCATCTCTGACTCGGCAGTTAAGGCGTTGTGCAGCTTGTTCTTCACCCAGTTCACCAGTGTCGTGGCTGCGGCTGCGGGTTCAGTGTCGTTAAGCTCCACGCCTGATACCGAGAGGGATGCGCGTTGCTGCGCGATACTCAGCATGTCCACGCAGTCGTTGATGATCGAGTCAGCCAAGGGGATGCGCGTGTCAGATGCACCATCCCACGGGAAGGCTTGGGAGCCTTCAGCCATGTACTCGTCATGTTTCTTGCCATCATCAGACTGCCCACTCCAGCGCATGTAGCGGGTGTTGTCCGCGTCACTGGTGCGCTCGATGGTGAAGCCGTCGTTCATGCTTCGCCGGAACTCTGATATGAGTTCTGGTATGTCCGGTGTGGTCGTGTGTTTAGCTAGTGCATCTTCCATTGTTGTCCTCCTTTAATCCTAAATGTTCCACTAAATCATCACGATAAAAGCGGTGCGTCGTGCCTCCCAGCAAAGTATAGACGCGCACAGCACCGTTCTTTCGTAACTTTTGTAAATACTTCTTACTCATCCCCGTCAGGTCAGATGCCTGTGAGACTGTCAGTAATGGTGGGTAGCCTTGGGTTAGCATTGGCCGTTGCTTAAATCTATGCCTCTCTTGGCTATTGAATCCTCCAGCTTTCTCCTGAACACCTTGCCTACCCCACGGTATTTCATAATTCCATCCAGTCCATCAGTGTTTACTGCCTTGCAGATGTCCTCGATGGATACCCAGTTCTCCACATGCCGATGCGGACGCTCCTTGCAGACCTCCTGTATCGCAAGTTTCAGCTTGCCGTTCTTGGGTTTCACCATCTTGCTCCAGCGGGTCAGGCAGTAGACTCCCGCAGGGGTGATCTGATACCATGTGCCGCCGTTGAGGGCTTGTGTGGCAATGAGGTTGTTATGGAGCAATCCGCATAGGGATTCATTTAATTTGTAAATGTCTATCCCTGTCCGGTTGGAAATACGGTCTATGTCCGGGCATAACTTGTATTTCTGTAGGAACTTCAGGATTACCTTGTCCTGTTCCCCCAGTGTCACCAGTTTCTCCCATTGCGGGGTGGGCATGGGAAGATTGGCGTTCTCCTCTTTTTTATCCAGCTTGCGTTGGAGGGCAGCCAGTTCATCAGCGTGGGCACTTTGGTGCGCCAGTTTCCATTTGTGCTGATCCTGATTTCTCGCGGCTTTCTCCTTCTTTAGTTCACGCTTTAATTTTTCAAAGTCCTTTTCAAATGTTTTACGAAATTTGTCCCACACAACAATGCACTCGGCCAGGTGGGCGTCAGTTTTCTTCTTTTCCTGATTGGCCTTTACGGCTACTTCCATCCAGTCTATTTCATTTATGTCCATAAATTAATAACTCCCTCCACCAACTGCTGCGAATGTCTCGTCGGCATGGTACATGGGTGCCGCCTGCATGACGTAGCGTAGGCAGTCGATTGGGTCTTTCCATGCGTTCTTGCCTCCTCCTGCCGGAGTGATTTCCTTCATACAATCTATCAGGTTGCCGCAGTCACTGGAAATATACAGGCGGGGTTCGTTGGCGGTTGTGATGGGTTCCTCCGTATCGTAGTCCAGTGCCTCATTGATGATCTCTATGCCCTCGTCAATGTGCTTGCCTGATGCTGGAACAAATTCCTCCTCACGATCACCAAGGGCTTTGTTGCAGTAGTCTATCAGGGTGGCTTCGTCATCCACTCCCGGTGATGAAGCGGCTGCACGGGAGTCTATCAGGCGCATGAAGATTTTCTCGTCACCCTCTTGTCTCAGGTATTCCTTGACGTAACTCCCTGCACCCATGCCCTGCGAGTCTGCTGCTGGCCCCTTGGTGCCTCCGGGTTTGTCCCCCGGTAACGCCCATTCACCATACTCCTTCAGGGCAGGGGATTCGCGGTAAACATAAAACCTGCCATCAGGGGCTGCGCGAAGCCAGAGAGTGAACCATGACCGCCCGGTAGCAAAGTCCACCACCATGTAGTTGGTGCCTTCCTCTGGTATGTCCTCCGGTGATGCTATGTGCGCCTTACTGAACTTGGGGAAGTAGTTGCCACTGGTCTTCTCGCACCAACCATAAAATCGTATCTTCTTCTGGACACTGGATTCACTGGATAACGCCTTCTCCATCGAGTCCAGTGGTTGGAATGGATTAAAGTCTGTATGGAACCAGATGACTGCACTATCCTCCCTCATGCACTCTGCTGTATAAGGCATACAACCCGCAGGGACACCGGGGACGTGTACCTTGTTCTCCTCCAGTAAATCTGCCTTTACCCCACTCAGGAACTTGCACCCACCCTGAAAGGCGGACAGGGTGTTTGTCCATCCGGTAATGGGGGTGGCAGTTATCAGGAGTTTACCCCGGCGTGTCACCAGTCGGTAGGCTGCTGTCTCCACCCAGCTAAAGGGCACCAGTTCGTCAAACCATATCAGGTCAGCTTCCATGCCTTCCAGGATGTCCGGTTGCTGACTGTAATGATTAAACCAACACTGGGAGCCGTTAGGGAGGACAAAGGTTGACTCACTGAAACCATTCTTCACCGTGTAACTTACGTTGGTCGTCTTGGTCTTCCTCGGTTTACGCCATTGCGTGGGGAGCATGTTGTACACAGCCGGTTGCTGGTCGCGTATGCTGGATTGGGATGTCATGGAGAACGCCACTACCCTTGCTCCCTTCTTTTCCACCATCGTTCGCATGAGGTACTTGGAAGCGAACATGGTCTTTCCGCTACGGTTTCCCCCGGATACCAAAAGCCTGTCGTATTTCTCCAGTAAACCATCAGCTACTCCCCAGTGCTTGAGCTGGTGCGTGTGCCAGTCCGCTTGGAGGTCGCCGTAACCATTGCACGGGCGCATTCCCACACCACAGCTATAGGGTTCCTCATGGGCAAGGGCGATCCATTGCTCCCTTTGCTCCAAGTCCTTGCGTACCTGTTCCTCGCCCAGTTCCTCAATGGCTTTCCTAGCCATCTCACGGGTCGGGGCCACCCAGTGCGGGTGAGGCGTGGGTTCCCAATCATTTTCCATTCGTAATCCACCTGATATGGTGCGGGAATAACTTGGGGTCAGGCTTGCCTATGCCCTTCACACCAACAGTGTCCTCTATCGGGAGCTTGTCGATGGCTTCCTGTGTTAACGGGAGGTTGGCATCCAGACACCATGTCATGCCTGATTTACGGTAGTAAGCTGCCATGCGCTTGATGGGTACAAGGAAGTTAAAGCCTTGGGTCTGAGTGCCTCTCACCAGCATACCCACATATTCCCCCTTGTCATTGAAGTTGCCCGAACCGCTGGAACCGGGGAAGGCTACCGTTGTCACTTGGGTAAAGTCCGTGGCACGAAACAGCACCCGTCCGTGTTGACTCAGGATTCCATCGGTTAAACTGTTGGCTCCATCAGTGCCCAAGAGACTGGAGCAACCCCAGAGATGGGTGCCCAAGGGGACTAGGGTGGCGTTGGCGTCATAGAACCGGACGGACTGGGGTGCCTTGAAGTTCTTCGCCAGTACCTGTAGTAACGCCAAGTCATGTCCTGTCTCAGAGTCCGAGTAGCGGATGACCTTGGAGGATACGGCAGTTTCACCCACGATGCGTCCGGTGTCAGGGTTGCGTAACTTGCGTACCAAGAGGGGTTCGCCAAACTCCACCACCTTGCGGGGCTTGCCATCAACAATCTCCTCACGGACTGAACG